TAACCGATTGGTTGAGCAGGAAGCTGAAAAACACTGGGAACCGGTCGAACCACATGAGCATATATAATTTTACAAAATAACATGAGAAATAAGAGATACTTGACAAAAAAACATTATACACAAGAAATAATAACCAGTTTATTTGTAAAGTAAAGAAAGGAGTAAACGAGATGGAGAAAGCAAAAACAGCTACAATAATTCCTTTTGAAGAAGCGGCGTACAAGGAACACGTAGTCGAAGCAGAAATTGTAGTTCACGGAAGCCGAGAAAAACCATATTACGAAATTAAATACAGAAAAGCTGGCGAAGCTAATTACAGCATTGGATATTCGTCTTACAATCTAGATATAGCATTTGAATTTTTAGATAAATATTTTGTATTTGATAATAAAAGATAGGAGAGCTAATATGAGTACAGTAAGTAACGTGATAAGTAACGTGATAGCCATAATATGGGCAGCGATTGCTTTGTCGGAATGGATACTGGCAGAAGAAAAAGAAGATAAGATTTATGCAGCAGTAATGATGATATTAGCGATGATTACGCGGAGGTAAGAAAAATGAGCAACCCCAAACACGACTGGTACGGACACGCAGTAAAGCAGGTAAAAAAATACCCAGACAAACTGATCGCAGAAAATACAGCTCAGTCAGCCCTATGGATGTACGCTATTAACAAGGCGATAAAGCAGACAGAGGGGATGGACAACGGTGAGGACAGAATGAAAGCTGTACAGCTGGTGTATTTTGAGGATAGATACACGATAGCAGGGGCGGCGAATAAGCTCGGATATGCAGAAATGACTATACGTAGATGGCTTAGTGCTTTCGCCAATTTGGCTGGGAAATATGCAGGATATTAGAGGGGGAGAATTATCTCCCTCTCTTTTTTATGTTTGTCTAACACAGCTTAAAAGATGTCGTACAATACACTTGTACGGACGAGTACTGGTAACTTTTTGTGAGACATAACCTCCTCTATCTTTTTGTGGTAAAAGTGTAAACTCTCACCCGCGTAAAAGAGAGTACGTAAGACGCCTATCCCACGGTGCCTTGCGTTCCATACAGGTTGCGGATCTACAAGTGTTTAGAGACCAGCCGCTTATTAGTCTTACCCCGGCGGCTGTTAAGGTGCAATTCCTTATACTTGTATCTAGTTGCGCTATGCAACTGGTGTAAACGATTTTTTTCATATTTTCTTTCCTTTCATATAACCCCGTAAACAATCCATTACGGGGTTATGGTTGTATTTAGGAGGTGACCCCCAAAATGGGATAAGTAAATACCAGGAGTGGCTGACCCAAGAAGGGTTGCTCAAACTAGAGGGATGGGCACGAGATGGATGCACAGACAAAGAGATTGCGGCAAACATCGGTATTAACCCAGATACCTTGTATACATGGAAGAAAAAATTTCCAATTTTAGCCGATACCTTAAAAAAGGGAAAGGATGTTGTGGACAGGCAGGTGGAAAAAAGCCTGTTACAACGGGCGTTAGGGTACAGCTACGAGGAGACGAGTGAAAAGTACGAAGGCGGAGTAATGACGGAGCGAAAAGTAACAAAGAAGCATATTCCACCGGACACAACAGCGCAGATATTCTGGCTAAAGAACAGAAAACCAGAACAATGGCGTGATAAGCCGCAGTCAGAGAGTGCAAGTGACAAGGCACTAGCGAAAGCTATTGAAATCCTTGGGGGTGTCAATAGTGCCATTGACTAGCAAGCAAGAGGAATACCTGCAAGGCTGTAACCGTCGTTGGAACGTGAAGACCGGGGCAACAGGCTCCGGGAAATCCTTTGTTGACTACGCAGTCGTAATCCCTCAACGCCTGACGCACCTAAAAGGGCTGGGGTCGGCTGTGATGTTGGGAAACACCAGAGGCACGCTACAACGTAACATACTTGACCCCATGCGGGAAATTTGGGGCGAGGAACTGGTGGGCGAGATACGGAGCGACAACACAGTACAGCTATTTGGTAAAAAAGTATATGCATTAGGTGCCGACAACAAGAAGCACGTTGCAAGGATACAGGGAGCGACGATTGAGTATGCATACGGCGATGAGGTGACAACGTGGAATCAAGAAGTATTTGAGATGTTGAAATCCCGTCTCAGAACGTCACACAGTCACTTTGATGGGACGTGCAATCCGGCGGGACCAAAGCACTGGTTTAAGGGCTTTCTAGATTCCGATGCAGATATATTCCAGCAGGCGTACAACATACATGATGGCTGCCTGCCTCCGGCGGTAGTGGATGAGTTAATAAAAGAGTACTCCGGGACACACAGGTACCAACGCTACATACTAGGCAACTGGGCGGTGGCAGAAGGTCTTGTGTACGATATGTTTTCGGAGGAAAGGCACGTCTGCAGAGCAGAGACTAGCGGAGAGATAATTGTTAGCTCCGACTTTGGTATGCAGAACGCTACCGTCTTCCTTATCTGGCAGAAAAGAGTAGATACTGGCAACTGGCACTGTATAAAAGAGTACTACTATTCAGGCAGGGAGAACAACCGCATGAAGCCGGTCAGCGAGCTAGTAAAAGGGCTAGAGGATACGCTAAACGGGCAGAAAGATGACTTAGTCATTGTTGACCCATCTGCTGCCGCTCTCATCGTGGAGTTACGCAGTAAAGGGCACAAGGTTAAAAAGGCAGATAACACTGTTAACGATGGGATAGCAGATGTTGAGACAATGCTGACACAAGACAAATTATCGTTTGACCCGTCTTGCACGCACACAATCGAGGAATTTGGCATCTATGCATGGGACCCAACAGCGGCTGACAAAGGCAGGGACGCAGTTATAAAACAGTCAGACCACGCAATGGATGCTATCAGGTATCTTGTAAAAACATTAAAACTCGTCAAGCGCAGCCGAACAAGACAATACAAATCAATTTTAGGGTGATAACAATGTATCTATCATATCAAGATTTTGTTGCCGCAAAAGACAAAGGGCAATTTATAAATCAGTTTATAAAATTCCACGAGAGTACAGGAGCATACAAAGAGGCACTAAAGGCGGATAAGTACGATGCACAGGAAAATGAGACCATCTTGCAGTTCCAGCGTGTTTATTACACTCTATTAGGTCAAAAAAAGGTGGATAATTTCTCATCTAACGCACAGATATGTTCCAATTTCTTTCACAAATTAAATACACAGCGCTGCTCATACAGTCTGGGAAACGGTGTCTTTTTTAATGACATGAGTGTCAAGGATAAACTGGGCAAACAGTTTGACAGAAGAATCAAAGAGGCGGCATACAATGCATTAATCCATGGTCAGTCCTTCTTGTTCTGGAATGTAGACCACGTGCACGAATTTCCCTTTACGCAGTTCGCCCCGATGTGGGACGAGGACACAGGGGCGTTGATGGCGGGCATAAGATTCTGGCAGCTGGACGAACAGAAGCCGTTTAAGGTTGTGCTGTACGAAATAGATGGCTATACAACCTACAGCGCAGAAAGTAAATTTGGAGAATTAAAAGAGACCGCTCCCAAACGGGCATACAGACAGAGAATCGAGACTGCAAACAATCTGGAACCCGAAATCATCGGGGAAGAAAACTATAGCAGCCTCCCCATTGTACCGATGTTTGGCAACAAGCGACACATAAGCACCCTGAGGGGGATGCAGTCGAAGATTGATGCTTACGACGCAGTGCAAAGTGGTTTTGCCAATGATTTAGACGACTGCGCACAGATGTATTGGCTCATCTCTAACGCCGATGGCATGACAGACGACGAGCTGGCAGAGTTTAGAGATCGGCTCAAGTTTCAGCATATCGCAAAGGCCGAGGAGGGGCAGGTACAGGCATACACGCAAGAGCCACCATATACCGCCAGAAAAGAGTTTCTCACGCAGATGCGCTCAGAAATTTATGAGGACTTCGGGGCGTTAGATGTACACGCCATAGCCGCCGGAGCAACAAACGACCATATCGACGCGGCATATCAACCATTAGACGATAATGCAGATGATTTTGAGTACTTCGTGGGCGATGCGATTGAGAAGATTCTGGAGCTTGCAGGGATTGATGACGAGCCGCAATTTAAGCGGAACAGAATCAGTAACGAGAAAGAGCGTACAGACATGATTCTTGAGGCGGCAAATTATCTGGATGAAGAAACCATCCTGAAAAAATTACCATTTGTTGCACCGGAAGAAGTGCCGGACATTTTGGCAAAGCTGAACGAAGAATCATATAACCGCTACACGGAGCCGATTGAACCCGATACGCCGGAAGATAACCCGGAAGGGGATGAATAACTATGTATCCATCCGACAAGTGGACAGAACAGGAGCTACAAAAGTTAGAAAAACGGCTGACAGACGTATATAAACAGGCTGAAAAAGAGCTTGACAGCAAAACAAGAAACTATTTTAAACAGTTTTCCAGACGGTACGCTAAGGAATATGCGGCATACCAGGCAGGAAAGTACAGCAAGAAAGAATTTGAAGCATGGCTAATGAATCAGTATGGCAGGGGGCAGAGGTGGGAAGCGCTACGTGAAGACATGGCGCGGCGGCTGACAGAAACAAATGAGATCGCCGCGGCATACATCAACGAGAAGACCCCACTTATTATCGCCCTCAATCGTAATTTTGAGGCATACATGATTAAATCTCTTGTGCCTGACAGACAGATAAAAGAGATTGGAGATATTGCTTTTAATTTGGTTGATGAGCATACAGTTAAGCGGCTGACAGTCAGAAAACAAAAGATTCTCCCGCCTAGGAGAGTGCTAAAAAGCAAGGATGTGCATTGGAATAAAAAGAAATTGCAAAATGCACTACTGCAAGGAATTTTACAGGGTGACAACATAAAAAAGCTCGCAGGGCGATTCCAAGACGTTACAGGCATGAATCATACTGCCGCAATTAGAAATGCCCGCACAGCGTTTACAGGGGCACAGAATGGGGGCAGACAGGCGGCATACGAGGAAGCCTACCAGATGGGAATTGATGTAGTTAAGCATTGGACAGCAACAAAGGACTTGAGGACACGAGACAGTCACAGGGCATTAGACGGTGAAGAAGTACCGTTTAATATGACTTACTCCAATGGCCTCATGTATCCGGGAGACCCAAGCGGAATCCCGGCGGAAGTTTATAACTGTCGTTGTACGCAGAGAACTACACTGCCTGCCGAACTGGCACAACCGCGAATGATACGTGTCAGAAACCCAGAGACAGGCAGAAACGAAGTCGTGGAGGACATGACCTATTATGAATGGTTAGCAACGCAAAGGGGGCGAATATAATGGCGGATATTGATGTTGTGAGCCACGTGGACGAAGTAATTTTAAAGACCACCATGGCACTTGCAAGGGCGTTAGAACAGGCAGGAGCCGCCGCAGAAGGGCACGCAAAAGACCTTTGCCCGGTCGATACAGGCGCGTTGAGAAACAGCATTACGCACCAGACCGACTTGGAGAATCTCACAGAGATAATCGGGAGTAATGAAGAATATGCCGCCTATGTAGAGTTAGGAACTGGCGTGTATTACAAGGGAGGACGAAAGACCCCATGGACTTATCAGGATGATAAGGGACAATGGCATATCACAAACGGTCAGAGAGCACAACCGTATTTAAAACCGGCGGCGGCAAATTACACAAAAGAATACACAGCAATCATTGCAGACGAATTAAAAGGAGCGATGGGATAATGAACAGATTGTCTTTGCTCGTCAAGGCAAGAGAAACTGCAGAGTATTTTACTGATAAAAAGTTTAAATACTCTCAGAGCGTGGCGAATAGCTGGGCGAGCGCAAAGAAGAAAAAGGTAAGTAATTGTGCATCGTATGTATGCTATTGCCTACAGCAATTAGGCATCCTCAAACCGGGACAACTGTTTTATTGCAACAGGAACGGAACAGTTGTCTATAAGGGCGCAGGAACAAAAGCGGCTATATCAAAACGATATAGATTGATAAAAGTAAATAAATTACCCCGGGATTATAAAAGCAAATTAAAACCGGGAGATATTTGCTTTTACCGCCTGCATACCAATATTTTCGCAGGAATAAACGAGAATAATAAAATGGTTTGGTGGGATGCCGGAAAGGCTAGCACAAATACTAAAAAAGCAGGCGGAACATACAAAAAGATACACAGAGTCATCAACGGAAAACCGAAGATTTTATATGTGTTGAGATGGAGGTAAAAAATGAAAAAATTATTTATTAGTCAGCCGATGAAAGGCAAATCAGATGAGGAAATCTTAAAAGAGAGAGAAAACGCAATTAAAAGCGCAGAAAAACTGTTAGGGGAGCCAGTAGAGATTATTGATTCGTTTTTTCAATCAGCTCCAGCAGATGCTAGACCGCTTTGGTTCTTGGGAAAATCGCTTGAGCTATTATCAACTGCCGATATTGCGTATTTTGCAAAGGGATGGGAAAAGGCGAGAGGATGCAAGATTGAAAACACCTGCGCCATTGAGTACGGAATTACAGTGATCGAAGATTATAAAGGAGAAAAAAATGGCACAGAAGAAAATTATTGACGTGTCGGTATACAACGGCACAATCGACTGGAAAAAAATAAAGAAATACGGTTGCGATGGTGCAATCATTAAGATTATCCGCAAAGATTTAGGCAAAGACAAGAAGTTTGAGGCAAACTACAAAAAATGCGAGGAGTTGGGCATCCCATGGGGCGTATACAACTACACATACGCAACCACAACGGAAAAAGCTAAGTCGGACATGAAGTTTGTGTGTGACATTCTCGACAAGATCAACAAAAAGCATTTTAAATATGGCATTTGGTTTGATATCGAGGATAAAGTGCAGGCAAGGCTAAGTAAGGTGAAAATTGCTGAGATTATTAATGCGGCACAGACTGTCGTTGAGTCAAGAGGGTATAAATTCGGCGTTTACACCGGGATGTCGTATTTTTCGGAGCATATTGATAAAAGCAAAGTTAGGTGTAAAAACTGGTGGATTGCACGTTATTACAAGGGCTATAACCGCATGGCGTTTAAAGCGACACCAAACAAATCTTACAAGCCTGCAAGCGTGCCTAACCTCATGATGTGGCAGTATACCAGCTCTGGCGTATTTCCGACTAAGGTTTCAACCGGCAATGGCGGAAATTTTGATTTAAATATTTTGTATCATGACTTCCCAGCGGTGGAGCAGAAGGAAGAAACAACGAAAGAGGTTAAATACACTGGGAAATTCCCTAAATTGCCGTCACGCGGTTACTATGCGTTTTTAGACGGTATTACAGTATTAAAAGGTGCAAGAAGGGAAATTGAAAAATTGCAGAAGTTTTTAAACTGGGCTATCGGCTCAAAATTAGAAAATGACGGCAAATACGGAGAAAAGACGGAAGATGCGGTTAGTATTTTCCAGTCGAAATGTAAATTAAAAATTGACGGCAAATTTGGGGCAAAATCCCTCAAAGCCGCAAAAACATTTAGAAAGTAATCACGAAGTACTGTGATTTACATATAAAGTCATTTAGGGAAAGAAATCCCTCAAAGAAAAGGAGTAATCAAATGGCATTAACAAGGGCTTTTTTAAAGAGCATGACACTTACAGACGAACAGGTTTCCGCGATTATCGAAGAACACTCCGCAACTGTTACAGGTCTCAAGAACGAGATTAGTAAGTATAAAGAGGACGCGGAGAAAGTCCCGGGCCTCCAGAAGAAATTGGAGGACTACGAAAAGGATGATTGGAAAGGCAAGTACGAGAAAGAACACGCAGGTTTTGAGAACTACAAAGCCGAACAGGACAAGAAAGCGTCCTACAATGCGAAAGAAGCCGCATACAAAAAGATGCTTGAAGATTCTGGCGTGTCCAGTAAAGTAATTAGCCTTGCCTTGAAAGCATCAAAAGAGACTATTGATAATTTAAAAATCGGAGCTGACGGCAAACTTGAGGACGCAACAGAGGTAGAAAAAGGCATCAAAGAAGCGTATGCCGATTATATTACAACTGAAAAGACTCAGGGTGCTAACGTATCAAACCCACCGGGAGGAGAACCGGGGAAAATGACCAAGAAAGAAATCATGGAAATTAAAGATGCGGGCGAACGTCAGAAAGCGATTGCGGAAAATCACGAACTTTTTGGATTTTGAAAGGAGTAGACAATGCCAGGAGTAACCACTAGTACTGTATTAAATACAGATAGCGCTCTCAAAGCGAGAGAAATTGATTTTGTAACACAATTTGAAAAAAACTGGGATGCGCTGAGAACTATCTTGGGAATCTTTAAACCTATCAGAAAAGAGCCGGGCACCAGCTTAGTAACCTACGAAGCGCAGATGAAAGATGAAGCTTTACAGGGCGGCGCAAGCGTAGGTGAGGGTGAGGCAATCCCTTTTACACAGTTTAAAGTTGTGGAAAGCAAGAAAGAAGATATTGTTGTAGAAAAATACGCTAAATCTTTAACTCTTGAGTCTGTGGCAAAATGGGGCGCAACGGTCGCAATCGAAAAGACAGATGATGCCTTTATGGTTGAGCTGCAGAACAAGGTTTTAAAAGATTTTTACACATTTTTAAAAACGGGAACATTAAAAGGTACGCAGAAGAAATGGCAGAAAGCACTTGCGATCGCAAAAGGTGCTGTACTCAACAAATTCGCAGGCATGAACAGAAATGTAACCGAAGTCGTAGGATTTGCAAATGTAATGGATTTTTACGACTGGTTAGGTGATAAAGAGATTACTGTGCAGACAATGTTTGGATTGCAGTATATCAAAGACTTCTTTGGTTTCTCTACACTGTTCCTCCTCCCTGACGCCTACATCCCGGCAAAAACTGTTATTGCAACACCTGTAGAAAATATTGACTTGTATTATATTGATCCCGGCGATAGTGATTTTAAAAAACTTGGCCTGGACTACACAACATCTGGCGAAACAAATCTGATTGGATTCCACGCAGGCGGCAACTATACAAACGCCACAGGCGAAACATACGCCATTATGGGCATGAAGCTGTGGGCAGAATACCTTGACGGTGTTTGCGTAGTTACTGTCGGAACCACAGAAACTATCCCAGAAGTATCAAGTGCCGTTTCGGAAGTAAGTTCGAACGGAAAATAAAAGGGGATGATTGAGTGCTTTATGAAATCATGAATCACATTCACAATTTCTTCCCGGTCAAAGGGGCGGCAATCACGGGAGAAATAACAATCGGAGATTGGATTTTTGACACGCTTAATTTTGATGTAGGCGTGACAGAAGATACTAAAGACCTGCGTTATTCTACTACCGCGATTCGCCTCCCGCTACAAGATGGGCAGTACTATTTAGTAAGCGGCTCTATCTTTAATGACGGGGTTTATCAGTACCACAAAGGCAATACTGCTCCGTTACAGGAGGAGACTTTTAACGGCGTAGTTGTTCCGCTGGCTATCCCCAAACCGTTTTTGTCACTGGTGGACGAAATCAGCGAGTGGCAGGCGAAAAACGGCAATTTAGGAGCGTATCAGTCGGAATCGTTTGGCGGATATTCGTACAGCAGGGCAACAAACAGTAAAGGCGAGACCTACACGTGGCAAGATGCCTTTAGGGCACGCCTGAACCCATGGAGGAAAATGGCATGAGTTTAATCAATGAATTTTTACAAGATTGCATACTCATGGATAAAAAGCGTACTTCTGACGGCGAGGGTGGATTTATCACCGAGTGGGTGGAAGGTGCTAAAATACAGGCGGCAATAATCCAAGATACCTCTATGTCTGCCAGGGTGGCAGAGAAAGAGGGTGTAACAGCAACATATACAATTACTACAGCTAAAACAGTAAAGCTAGACTATCATGATGTATTAAAAACAAAAGACGGAAAAATTTTTAGAGTTACATCAAATTCAGGAGAAAAAGAAACCCCTGCGTCGTCTAATTTAGACATAGCACAGGTCCCGGCGGAGAAGTGGGAGTTAACGTCATGACCCCAACGGCGGCACTATATCAATTTTGGTCATCCTTCGGCATAACTGCATATCCGTCTAACAGGGTGCCGGAAGATACCGCATTTCCTTTTATCACATACGAACCAATTATAGCAAATTGGTGGACAGGTGCGGCCGCCGCTAGCGTCGTAAATGTCTGGTATCACACAGAATCTGAGGCAGTCCCAAACAAAAAGGCAAAAGAAATCAGCGACAGATTGCAAGGAGGTACTACGGTAAAATGCGATGATGGATTTATTTTCCTGTCGCAGGACCAGCCGTGGACCCCTTTGGTCGATGAAGCCGACTCGTCGATAGTACGCAGATACACAGTAATAACTATGCAATTTATAACTATTTAATGAGGTGAGCAAATGAAGTATACGCAGGTACCTTCTGACCTTTTCAAAAAAATACAGATTAACGCCGGTATTATTGTATCAGCTTTTGAGCCGGAAACGGGTGCCATAACAGCAACTAACATCCTCATGGCAACCAGCGGCGGTTGTAGCTTTAGCGCAGAACCATCCTTTACGGATTTCGGGGAAGATATTGACAACGTACCCAAAAACACAATGGAACTCAAGGAAATCGAATCTATTGAAGTAAAATTATCAGGTACAGCTGTTACCATGGATACCACACAGGCTAAAAGCTTTATGGCGGCGGCAGACGTAGCAGGAAACAAAGTAACACCAAGGGCAGATTTAAAGGCAGAAGATTTTAAGGATATCTGGTGGATTGGTGACTATTCGGACGAAAATTCCGGGGATTCTGCCGGATTTATCGCAATCAAAATTATGAACGCCCTCTCAACGGGCGGATTTAAGATTAAATCAGATGATAAATCCAAAGGAAATTTTGATTTCGAATACACAGGACATTATAGCATTAAGAACGCAGAGACAGTACCTTACGAGGTCTATATCAAAACAGGCGAAGCGGCGTAGGAGGTAAAGCATGAAATTATCAGAATTAACAGCAGAACAGGGTTTAGAAGCGATTGCGAATTCTCTTGAGCATATCGGAAACATTGCAGACGATGATGACGCACTTAAGTTGTGCCAGGAACTTGTGCCACGGGAAGGTGAGAAATATATCAAAGTCTTTGCAAGGGGTGCAAAAACAGCCCCTAAACTGTTAAAAACGCACAAGGATGATGTAATTGGAATCTTAGCGGCGTTTGAATTACAGACAGTTGAGGAATACAAGAAAAAGCACAAATTAATGGATGTTATCAAGGGTATGGTTGACCTCGTCAATGAGCCGGAGGTACGTCAGCTTTTTTTCTCAGCGCCAACAGGCGAAACCGGCGAACACTCTGGCGATGTGCAGGAGAATACAGAGGAAAAAGCGTAAAAGGCTTCCTGCTGTATGTCAAAGCTAAGATTTTAGACGATACAGAGGAATTAATTTACAAGCGATACATGGCCGATGGGCTAAAATATGTAACCGAAAGCATTTCACAGGCGTTCGGTGGGAAATATCTCTATGTATCATTTTTTGATTTGATTAATAGCGATAAAAAGCAAACAGTAACAAAGACTGGCGAAGAAATAGCCGCGGACGTCATTAAAAAAGCCGGATTGGTGGTGGAATAATTGAATGTAATGGAGTTGTTTGTCACTCTGGCAATCAAAGACACCGCATATAAGCAGGGGCTGAAAGACGCAGAAGGTAACGCCAGCTCGTCCACATCAAAAATCGGCGGGGCATTTAAATCGGTCGGGAAAGTAGCTAAAACAGCCATGGCGGCTGGCTCTGCCGCCGCCGTTGCATTTACAAAAACGTCAACAGATGCCGGGATGAGTTTTGACAGCGCAATGTCTCAGGTAGCGGCTACCATGGGAACAACCGTAGATAAAATAGGGGATGTCAAAGCCAAGGCTGAAGAAATGGGGCGTACAACAAAGTACACAGCAACAGAAGCAGCGGAAGGAATGAACATTCTTGCCCAGGCTGGCTTGTCGGCGGATGAGCAGATTAGTGGCATCGGGACAGTACTTAACCTTGCTTCTGCCGGTGCTATGAGTCTGGAAGAATCGGCATCATATACTGCCGGAGCTGTAAAAGGCTTTGGCGACACGATGAGCAATGCATCTTATTATGCTGATTTAATGGCAAAGGGCGCCACTCTTGCCAATACGGATGTAAGAGGCCTTGGAGAGGCTTTTTCCGGTTCTGCCGCCACAGCAAAAAACTACGGTCAAGCGGCGGACGGTGTCACGCTTTCCTTGCTCCGCTTGGCAGAGCAGAACGTAACAGGCTCTGAGGCATCTACAGCGTTAAACAGAGCAATGGCGGATTTATATACTCCGACTGACGACGCATCAAAAGCATTAAACCAGTTAGGCGTATCAGCCTACGAAGCCAACGGCGAAGCAAAGAACTTTAACGACCTCGTAGACGAGCTTAACGGCTCCTTGCAGGGCATGACAGCAGAGCAAAAAAATAACGCTCTTGCTACGATTTTTACAACGCAAGGCTTACAGGCATTTAACAAAATGACCGCATCAAGTGATGCGACTGTACAAAAATTCTGGAAGGGAATACAGGATTCTTCCGGCTCCGCGGCACAACAGGCGGCTACACAGCTAGACAATCTAAAAGGCGATATAACCTTGCTATCTAGTGCTACAGAGGGCTTAGAACTGGGTTTTTACAATACTTTTTCGGGCACTATCCGCAGTGCCATCAAAGGTGTAACAAGCGAGGTTAGTGGATTAGCTGAGGCGATGGAATCTGGCGGTATAAGCGGCGCTCTTTCCAAACTGGCGCAAGATGCAATCAGTTTTAGTGGCCAGTTGCCGGGACTGACAAAAATCGGCGGTGACCTCATAAACGGTTTAATTTCGAGCGTTACTCAAAATTCTGGCAGTATTACAACTGCTGTCGGCCAGCTGTTAAATAATCTTGCCTCTACGATTTCCACGGGGTTAAATGTATTTACATCGGTTGGAGTTAATTTGCTAACGACTATCGCCAGTGGCATGACTCAGGGCATCCCAACTTTTTTGGGGCAGGCATTGCCAATGTTGACACAATTTACAGAGTCATTGAGGAGCAACGCAGGCAAATTGATAAATGCAGGCCTGACACTTATCCAGAATATCGCCCAAGGGCTAATTAACTCTATCCCTGTACTGATTGCATATGTGCCTACAATCATAACAAATTTAGCCGGTATTATTAACGATAACGCGCCAAAAATCCTTGCAACAGGAATAACAATCATAACGAATTTAGCGATTGGTTTAGTTCGTGCGATTCCGCTATTAATTGCTAATTTACCTAAGATTATCACAGCAATTGTAAGTGTATTTACAGCGTTTAACTGGTTTTCACTTGGTAAAAACATCGTTACTGGCATAATAAAAGGGGTCAAAAATCTCCCTTCTCTTTTAAAGGGTGCCGCTAAAAATGCTGTAAACGGATTCAAGGGAGCATTTAAGGGAAATGGTATTTTATCGGCTGTAAAGGGAGCATTTACTAAGATACCATCAGCTGTTAAAAGTATCTTCACTAAGGCAGTATCCCTTGTAAAAAGCTTCCCTGGACGATTTAAGAGTGCATTGAAGTTCAGTTGGTCTCTACCACATCTGAACTTGCCACATTTAAGTGTCTCTGGTGGAAAAGCTCCGTTTGGTATTGGTGGAAAGGGTTCTCTGCCATCATTTCATATTAGCTGGTATAAAAAGGCCATGGAAAGCCCATATGTATTTTCTGATGCCACATTGTTTGGGGCCGGAGAAGCAGGAGACGAGATGCTGTACGGTCGTAGCAGACTGATGAGCGATATCAAAGAGGCAACACAAGGAACGAAAAACGATGTAACTATTAACGTAACTGTAAACGGTGCAGATAACCCAGAAGAATGGGGAAGAAGAATGGCAAGTGAGCTTAGAAGGCAGGTGAAAATGGCATAATGGCAAAGAAAAAGAAAAAGTCTGCTGCTCCCAGCGGTCTGTCTATATCGAGAGACAATTTGAAATTTACAATATCTTGGAAAATACCGGCGAAAAAATATGAGGATGGACAGTGGCTATGGTATCGTCTACATATAAAAAACGCCGGTGCTTCTAAATGGGATTGGACAAAGTGGAAGAAAATAAATGTGGGAAAATCAGCAACCAAAAAAACGGTAGCACTTAATGCAAAAAATTATTATCCTGTTTCATCAAAATTATTAAACGCGATAGAATTTAAGGTAAAAGGCAAAACAAAAAGTGATAAAAAGCATACCTATACAGCCGCACATTCCACAAAAACGTTTGCTATTCATGCGCCAAATGCCCCTTCTGTTTCTTATTCCCTTGATGATGCCGACGCAAATAAAGGTACATTTACCTGGAGTACCTCATACGAGGCGAATGATGCAAGGCATTTTGCAAGGACGCAGGTACAGACCGCATTAATGATAAACTATAAGGGCGCCATTGCAAACGCTCGTTTTTCTAATTCGTCCCACACGGGAGCGTCTGGCACATGGGCGATAACAGAGGATGGTTCCCCGACACAAAACAAGACATTTTGCCGTATTGTAAGGGCAAAATCGAGAGGGTGTGCCGGAGATTCCGGTTGGAGTTATGCGTACCATTATTACAGTATCCCAGGGCGTCCAAACATACAGAGCACAGGGAGCAAAGAGATAGGCTCCTCTAGCCGCTATGTATGGGCAAACTGGGTGCAGGCATCGCCGCGGGACCGCCCTGTGGATTCTATGGAGTTACAATACGCTATAGACACGCCGGAAAGTGGAGAGAGGTATACTGGCACATCATGGAGCACAGGAGTAACTGTTGCGTACCATGATTATACGGTGTCAGCAGATTTTAACACGGACGACGGCATAGCGGAAGACCAGATTATGTGGACAAGGGTGCAAAGTACGCACGATAAAAAATATGCATATTCTGAGCCACAAGTAGCGGCGCGAGGGGCTTTAAAATCCCCGTTATTTGATACGGTATCGGCAACAGGAACAACACTTACTATCAATAGCGTTGAACGCAACACGGAAGTTCCTGACGCTAAAACAGCCGTTTGGATGAAAATAGGCAACGAGGAAAAAGGTATTATTGCAATTACCAACAAAGAGGGGACAATCACAGTTGCGTGTCCGGACGTTTCCAGCGGTACCGAATACCAGATTGCGCTCAAAAATTTTACTGGAACTTCCACACCTCAAAATGGAGCGTCTGGCACCACCTACAAACTTAGCCCTCTCATGCAGTCTGGGTGGATTTACTCGGAAACAAGAAAGATTGCAGTCCCACCGAAAAATATAACTGCAATGGCAGTGGCATCTGATACCGTGGAACTAACATGGGATTGGTCGTGGAAAAATGCGGATGCGGCTACCGTTGCGTGGGCAGACCACGAGGACGCATGGATTAGTACGGAAGCCCCAACTACTTATGACGTGGAGGACAGGGAAACAACGTGGCACATCGGGTCTCTGGAATCGGCAAAAACATATTATTTCCGCGTAAGATTGCGAGACACGTCTGGAGACGAAGAAGTGTTATCTCCTTGGTCCGATACGGTTTCCGTATCTCTGAGCGAGACACCAACGACTCCTACGCTTGCAACGACAGAAAATTATCTTGCCGTGGATGATACAGTTATTTGCAGTGTCGGCTACACAGGAAACAGCAAAGCGAGCATAAAAATAGCGGAAGCGGTTAACGATGAGCCGGTGAAAGGCAAGGATGGAAACGTTGTTGTTTTAATGATGTCTTCCGGCATGGAGACATTATCGGAAACGATTGAAAACATTAATAAAATCTATACTGCAAATGGTCTTTTGGGCAATTTGTGGAATGTAGGAGAAATCCATTATTTAAAAGCAATGGTTACAGCACAGGGAGGCAAGGAAGGGGCATGGTCAGATTCTGTGGCTGTTGAAATTGTTGCAAAACCTGCGATAAACAGCGTGACAACAAATCTTGTTTCGGAATCAACTGCATATAATTCTGGCGATGTTACCACGGAAACAAGCGACCAGGCAGTACCAGAATTATCGGAAGGTACAACAAATTATTTAGAGCAGCTACCATTAACAATAGTCCCTTCCTTCGGGGATTCTGCTGGCACAGCAAAAGTAACGATTGTCAGGGACGAGGATTATTATATTCTGCGCCCGGACGGATTAAAGGAACAACATTTTGCCAATGAAATTATTGCTAGTTTTTCTGGTATCGAAACAGATAGCTACGCTATTGGCTTAAGTGACCTGATTGGGCAGATGGATGACGGTGCAATGTACAGCATACAGATTGCATTTACAGATATTTATGACCATGTGGCAGAAAAAAAGATACCGTTTGTTGTACGGTGGAAACACCAGCCGGAAGTACCAACGGCCACTGTAAATACGATTGCAGACAACAAAACAGCGAGTATTGTTGTTGCTAAACCAACCACATATGTTGATGGGGATACATTCGACTTGTATCGGATGAGTGTAGACAGAGCAGAATTGATTCTGGAAAATGGGGTTTATGGACAGAAATATGTTGACCCATACCCGGCGTTAAATGAGTACGGCGGCATACTGGTTGTAAATAAAACTGCCAACGGTGACTATATAACGTCAGATAATTCTTTTGCATGGTTATACAACGAATTTTCTATAGAGTATAAAAAGGCAATTATTGATTTTGATGGGGAGTCCATTGAAATTCAGTATAACATTGATTGCGACAATTCATGGGATAAGGATTTCGAGAGGACGGTTTATCTCGGTGGCTCCGTACAAGGTGACTGGAACCCTGCAGTCACTCGTGATTTAAAAATTGATGCAGTAAGTATCTCACTGACAGAACCAACAATGATTGAGCAAATGAGGCGGCTCGCAACGTATCCCGGAATATGCCACGTTAGGACACCGGACGGCTCGTCATTTTCCTGCGATATACAGGTGTCGGAGAAAAAAGACCACGATAACAAAATGCGGACAGATTTCTCACTAACGATTAAAAAAGTGGATTCGGAAGAACTGGATGCTGTGACGGAAGAGCAGTGGAGCGCAGAGCATCCTAATGAGGTGGCGTGATGGATTGGAGCAAAGGATTTTCAGCAAGATATATTTTGACGACAGTTGACCCCAAGACGTGGACAGACCAGCAAGAATTTGAATTTACTGAGGGCAGTATTGACCGAGACAGCACGTCAGATTTAAGGGAATCTGCCTCCGTCACAATGACAGAAAAGATAACAGACAATGAGTGCTGGGTCCGCATTTACCTACAAGCCAGACAGGGAGGGTCAGGAGCAAAAGTAGCACTGTTTACTGGCCTGACTGCCTTCCCAGAAAGAAAACTTGATGGTGTGAGAGAGACTTACAACATTGACTGCTACTCCGTTCTCAAGCCGGCAGATGATGTAATTCTGCCGCGTGGTTATTATGCACCAGCCGGTAGCGGAGCAAAACAGATTAAAAATCTGCTCAATGATTGTATCCCTGCCCCCGTGTATGTCGAGGGAACATCGCCGATAACTACAGATGACATCGTTGCGGAAGATGGGGAAACAAGGCTCACAATGGCACTGCATATTTTAGATGCCATCGGCTGGCGGATGCGAATACTTGGCGATGGAAGTATTGTTATCTGTGCAAATGATAATAATAGCAGCCTTACAGTGGGGATTAACGCAAACGACATCATGGAGTGTGACGTAACAGACACATTTAATTGGTATGACACACCAAACTGTTTTATGGCAATACATGACGATTACGGCGCAGCCATCGCGCGGGACGACAGTCCGGACAGTTATCTATCAACCGTCAGTCGGGGTAGGGAAGTGTGGAAATCGGAAACAGGCGTTGAATTATCCTCCGGGGAAAACATAGCGGCATACGCCGTTAGAAAGCTAAAAGAATTGCAGAATCCTGCCAGAACGATACAGTACAGCCGGCGATTTTTCGAGGACGTTCTTTTAGGAGATGTGGTCTTTCTAAATTATCCAAGACACGGCCTTACTGGAAAATTCAGAATAATATCACAATCACTGTCCCTAGAACATGGTTGCCGCACGAAAGAAGAGGTGGAAAGTATTGAATGAATTTGTAAAAGAGATTGCCTCGGCGATGAAAGAAAGCAAGACAAAAGCATATGATACAGTTGCAAAAGTCCTTCGGGTTGACGAAAAAACGGCATATGTCCACATTGACGGTGGAGCAGATGAAACCCCCGCACAGATGGCTATTAATTGTAAAACAGGGGATAGCGTAAAAATACGTGTTTCTGGCGGAAAAGCATGGCTCACTGGAAATCTCACATCTCCACCAACGGATGATACAGCCGCTAATGAAGCAAGCAAGACAGCTACTAAAGTAAAGAAATCCTACGAGAACTTTAAATATGCTACTGAGGAGAACTTTAATGGTCAGGAAGAAAAGATATCAGAGGCTGCTAAAGTTGCAACTAACTTTATGAAATATATCGAAGGACTCGGATTAGTTGTCGGTGATATGCGAGGAAATACACTTGGACAGAACGCGTTACTTGACGCAAATGGAATGTGTGTACGCAACAATAATAGTGAAATTGTACGGTTTGGAATTACAGATATTAAGATAGTGAATGAAGATGGGGAACCTATTTATAGTGGTACTGGTTCTGTTGTAAAGTCACAAAACAACATTGTTGTGGCAACACAGCAAACAAAAAATGCAAACAATACTAATGTCGGTGGTAAAGCTGCACTTGAATTATATTATGATAGTGCAAAAGATAATATGGGTCTTTCATTATCTGTAAAAAGCGGAACGTCCTATACTGATTTGTATGAAAGCATTGGAAACGGCATATATGCTGATAACTCTAATACAAAGATTGTGTCTTCAGACGTAATAAAGTTGGATGCAGCGAGAATATATTTATCTACCTCTTTAGGGACTTGGAGACCCTATTTTTGTGCTGGCGATTCGATCAGTGCAACTTTTGGTACTGCTGGATATATTACGAATTCCGGCAAGGATGTCATTTTTATAATTCCATTATCAAAACCAATGGTTGGGAACCCAACGATAACAGTAACAAGTGTGGAAGGACTTATGGTCCGACAAAATAATAAGTATTTGTACGGTGGCTCGTCAACAAAATATGTCAAACCTAGCAAATATGCCATACACTCAACGCTTAGTGGAGGCTGCATCTGCGTAACCGCAACAATGCCAAATACTACAGATGTTACAAACAATAGTCCTTGCGGCATCTGGGCTAATATTAAGATAACATTCTCATAGGAGGAATAAAATTGGCTTTAAAAAAAGAAATCCGTCAAAGCGATGGTGTAGTTACTAATTATCACAGAATTTTATATATTCAGTCTACAATCAACAGCCATGATTCAATAGCTGTAGTGTCTTATGTGGATGAGATTGGTAGAGCTATGGAAAACAACGGTGACAGACCGTATAGAGCCGCTGTTACATACGAGAAAGAATATGAAGAGAATATGACTATCGAAGATGCTTATAAGTATCTCAAAACACTTTCGGAGTACGAAGATGCAGAGAATATCTGATACAATTTATGCATAAGGAGGCGAAAGCATGATAGCTAGTGGAACAATAATTATTGATGGACAGACATACCGCAAAGGAGATGTTATACACGATTTAGGCGGCTGGGATTGCATAGACACGGACGGAAGCAAGCGATATTACTGGGGGAAGTCTTCTGAAGTAGATAAATTGCCTCATTATGTTGCAAGTGGTTCAACGGCGCTATGCGTAGACACAGGAGAATTATATGGCTTTTATGCTCCTGATAGCAAGTGGTTTTTACTTTAGGGAGGTGTAGAGCATGAGGAAAAGTGGTTTAACGGGAGATGAGGCGTATGCACTCTCAAAACATGGGAAAACAACAGAAGACCTTGGCCCGCTAAAAAAAGAAATTGGTTTGATAAAGGAAGATTTATCCAACAAAATTACAAAGTTCTATGCCTCAAATCAGGGCGAAACTCACATCACTGATTCCGACAATGGAAAGATTCGGGATATGATGATATATGGCAAATCATCACAAGATGGAACACCAACGCCAGAGAATCCAGTTGAGATTAAGAGCGTTGTAAATCCTACAGTTAAAGTAACAAACGAAGATGGATTAAAGGTTCAATCTGTTACGCTTAACAATATCATCCTTAACGCAATTCCAGTCTCAAGTGGTGGCAACGTCACAATTGACGGACAGCAGTATATTGCGGATTATGTGGATGTGGAACGTGGGAAGCTAGTGAAGAGAGTATATGAATATGTTTTTTCTGGCGGAGACCGTTGGGCTGTTGCTGCGGATGGTGCACAGTATCTGGCATGGCGTGTAGGTAATAACCCCGGCATCATAGATAGCGCAGATGGCAAAAAATGTCTATGTTCTTGCCTGATTGCAAACACTTTTGGTGCAACGAGAACAGGTGAAAATTATATATCGACTCAATCCTTTGATAATACGTGTAGAGTCTGGGTTTCTGCTAATGTTGCAACAAGTAAATTAACAGGAGAAAAAGTATTTTTAGCGTTAATAGTTCCAGAAGAAATCTCCCTTACTCAGGAAGAAATTCGGGCACTCAAAGAATTAGCCGCCTACTACCCCGTGACCAATGTCAATGTCGCATCAGAGCAATTGAATGGATATACAGTATTTAATTATCCGATTTCAATGCAAAATGGTTGGAATTATGTCAAGCAGCAACTTAACGACAACCGAGATTACATCTATGATATGGATTTACAATCCGCAGAAGCCTATGTTAACAGCGAATACGCAGCAGCATTAACAGAATTGGAGGTATAGAGATGTTATATAGAACATTATTAAAACTTAAAGAAAGAAACGGTCTGACAGACGATTTAAAGAATAAGATTGATGTGTTTTTTGCAGTTGGGAGAATCACAGAGGAACAGTACAATGAGCTGATGGATGTTAATAAGGAAGAAGAATCGAAAGCGGAAACTAACTAATTAACTAAAGAGGGCTTTAATTAATTTATGAAAACAAAAGAAAAATAATTTTTAAGGAGGAATGGAGATGGTAGATATCATGTTACCTTTAATAACTTGTATTTTTGTAGTTTTTGATTTGGCTAGTGGCGGAGTAGCTGCCTGCGCTAACCACGAGTGGAAATCCTCGGAAATGAGGAAAGGATTGTACCATAAATTTGGCTCCATTATGCTGGTGGTGCTTGCGTATCTTATCGACTACGTCCAGAAATATGTAGACTTGGGCTTTCGGGTGCCTATTGCCGCAGGCGTGTGCGTATACATCATTTTAATGGAGCTTGGCTCTATCGTGGAGAATATCGGTAAAATTAACCCAGATTTATTGCCGGACAAGGTTAGAGCAATTTTAGGACTGGACAAAATGAAATAAATTTACGTAATTTTTGCGTGTTTGAGGTGATGCAGTGAACAGAAGTTTGATAAAAAAACTCTGGAAATTAGGCGATAAACAATTTATTGATTACGCCTTGTCGTGTGCCCGCTTAACTTTGCGGGAGCGTGAAACTGTACAGTACTTGCTTTTTGATGGATTAACACAGGAGCAAGCCGCCGAGAAAATGGATATAAGCACGAGAGGATTACAGGGGCTGTGGAGTTGCGCCGTGGAAAAAATTTTGTTAGTTCCCGGCACGATCCCATACATAAACAGCCTTTAAAAAACTAAATATGATTTAAAAATTGCGCAGAAATAAGCACACTGTCTTCGTGGTGGTGTGCTTATTTTTTTGCGATAATAAAACTATAAGGAGGGCAGAGAGATGTATCAATATTGGAACCCAAATCCCGCGGCGGCAAAAGTGGGAGATTGCACCGTGCGCGCTATCTCAAAAGCTACAAAGCAAACGTGGGAAGAAACATATATACAACTTGCCCTGTACGGCTTGATGCTGTCAGATATGCCCTCAGCTAATGCAGTGTGGGGTGCATATCTCAAAAATAAGGGGTTTAATCGCTACATAATCCCCGATGAGTACATGACTTGCACTGTATCGGAATTTGCAAACAACCACCCAGAAGGGGCTTATATTTTAGCACTGTCAGGGCACGTTATAGCGGTAATTGACGGCAATTACTACGATACGTGGGACAGCGGAGCAATGACACCTATCTACTACTGGAGGGAAGGAGGAAAATAAATGTTCGGTTATCCACAATATCCACAACAATATCCACAGTATCCGCAATATCCACAACCGGATTATCTTGACCAACTAAATCGACTAAAACAACAGCAGGCGCCGCCTCAACAAATGCAACAGCAGACCAATCCCGATGAGCGGATTTGGGTGCAAGGACAGGGCGCGGCGGAGGCGTATTTAGTAGCGCCAAACTCTTTTGTTCGCCTGTGGGACAGCCAAGCGCCAGTTTTTTACGAAAAAAGAGCAGACCAGACGGGCAGACCGTTTTTAGAGGTGTTTGAGTATAAGCGTAAGGGCTCAAATTCGCCCACAGCGGAGCTTTCACGATCTAGCCAACCAATCAACTATGAGGAACGCTTAAACGCCTTAGAAAGGCAAATGGAGACGTTAAAAAGGAGGGTATTGAATGAATCTCAATCCAATGCAGATGATACAGCAGTTTCAGCAGTTCAGGCAGCAGTTTCAGGGGGACCCGAAGCAGGAAGTACAAAACCTGCTAAATAGCGGGCAAATGAGCCAGCAACAGTATAACCAGTTGCAGGGAATGGCAACACAGTTTCAAAACCTTTTAAAGGGTTTTAAATAAATAAATAAAAAGGAGTGATTTCATGGGATTAACAACAGACGGAATGAGCCCGGCAGATTTGGCGGCAGTCACAGGCAACAATAACGGCGCATTTGGCGAGGGTAACGGTGCTTGGTGGATTATCATTCTTTTCCTTTTCATCTTCTGTGGATGGGGAAACGGAAATGGATGGAATAACGGCGGCGGAGGCGCGGTAGATAACTATGTATTAGCTTCTGATTTTGCAACCTTACAGCGCCAGATTGATAGCGGTATTTCCTCCCTTGAGCGCAAGGGTGATGCCATCAACAGCGGTATTTGTGACGGATTTTATGCGATGAATACCTCTCTGCTCAACGGATTTGCAGGAACAAATAGCACGATTCAGCAGAACGGCTACGATACACGAAACGCAATCCAGCAGGGACAGATTGCAGACATGCAGAGTTTTAATGCTTTACAGGCACAGTTAGCACAGTGCTGTTGTGATAACAAACAGGCTATCGCAGGCGTTAACTACAATATGGCGATGAATACCAATGCGATCCAGCAGGAAGTTACAAATGGCTTCTGCCAGACAAACTTTAACAACGCAAACAACACAAGAGACATCATTGACAACCAGAACAACAACGCTAGAGCCATTCTCGATGCCCTCACAGCGCAGAGAATCGAAGCTAAGGACGCTAAGATTGCCGAGCAGAATCAGCAGTTATTTGCGGCACAGTTAGCGGCTTCTCAGGCGTCACAGAACGAAACCTTAAAGGCATACATGCAGGGTCAGTTTACTTATTACAACCCTAGACCAGTGCCAGCTTTTCCGGTTTCCGCACCATATCAGTACGGTAACTGCGGATGCAATACCGGTTGCGGATGCTAAAATTTTATAATTAGCAGCTTCCTGCGTTGACGGGATTGTTCGGCTTGTGCCGATGATGCTTATAGCGGCGGGGCAATCGTTCCGCCGTTTATTATTAAAAAAGGAGTGATAACGTGGCAGAATTTACTAATAGCAATATCGTAACCGTAGCAGCGGGACAGAATTTACCGCTCACAGAGACAGCCGTAAAGTGCGGTAGCTGTATCGCACACCGGGAGGGGGCAGGAATTGTGACCCTTAGAGGTCTTACAAACCAGTGCAGGGCGCGCTATAAGGTCAGCTTTGGGGCTAATATCGCCATACCTGCCGGTGGAACTGTGGCACCTATTTCTATTGCCCTGGCAATCGCCGGAGAACCATTAAATAGTGCGACAGCAATCGTAACACCTGCGGCGGCAGACGAATATTTTAATGTATTTACGGCGGCATTTATTGACGTTCCGCGCGGGTGTTGCATAACGATCGCAGTCGAAAATACATCTACGCAGGCAATTAATATAGCCAATAGCAATTTAATCGCCGAGAGAGTAGCGTAAAGGAGGGCGAAAAATGGAATCATTACACAAATTAAAAAAGATGATGTGCAGAGAGCTGGACGAGATTTCGAACAAAGGCGATATGAGCGCCGGGGATTTAGAAGCAGTCCACAAACTGACAGACACAATTAAAAATATTGACAAAATCATGTATCTGGAAGGTGGCAACGAATACAGCCGTGGCGGCGACTGGAACACGTCAGGAAGATACAGTCGCGGGCGTTATCCTGACATGGATTACGACGACTATAGCAACGCTCGTAGAGGTCAGCACTATGTGAGGGGGCATTACTCTTACAACGATGCAAAAATGCAGGTAAAAGAAACTATCAAAGACATGATGCACGACAGTAATCTGTCTAGTACAGATCAGGCAGCACTAGGCAGAGCATTAGCAGAATTAGACCGATAAGAGAAAGGAGTGCCGCAATGATTAATATGGACGAAATTAATGCCGAAATTGCGGCATTAGAGGCAGGAAAAACAACCTACGCCACTTGCGAACGGCTTTCGATTTTATACAATGTACGCAATAATTTAATGAGCAATCAACAACCGAACCAACTATCTTCCAACACATCATACTACTCTTACAGTTCCGAGCCGGATTCTGAATTTAAAGAAATCGCCCGAAACGCAGACTTTGAGCACTTATTACGCGTGCTTGACGAACACATGAAAGCCATCGAAGCAATGTATCCGCGAGAATATCGGTCAGTTTTGCGAAAAATAAAAGAGGGCGCTTGAAACGTCCTCTTTCTTCTTGTATAATATAATTACTTCTCCTTTATTTCTATCATATTTTGTTATACGGTAACTGACCTTAACCTGGTGGTTACGGCTAGTTACTGTATAACAAAAACTAAAAAAATATAATATCCTCCACGTAAGTGTCGGGGGATATTTTTATTTCTTTTACAATACTTTTCCAAAACACCTGCTTGTCTTGTTCGCCTAACTGCATATACATATCTTTCCAACCGTCAGGAAATCTGCTTTGTATTTTTTTCTTAGTTTCTAGTTCTTCCGTTGCGGCGGTCTGGGATAGTTCTTTTAATTCCTTTGATATAGCCTCATATCTTTCGTCATAGTATTCTTCTGTTATCCTACCTTTTTCAAACATTTTATTAATTCTTCCCAACTCGCTGGATAATTTTTTCTTTCTCTTTTCCGCATCGTTTCCGCCTGCCTTCACACGACCTTCTGCCCTTAATACATCTAACTGTATTTTTTCTTCGATGTGATTGAGCATATATGTTTCTAATTTTTTTTCTGATCGCGTGTAGGTCTTGTGCTTTTGTGCGACAGAGTGGGGACAGTGATATACTTTGTACTTTTTTCCTTTTTTGCCTATTGCACACCCGGAAAGCCTGCAACCGCAAAGCGGGCATTTCATCAAGCCGGAGAAAATGTAAATACGCCTCCTGCAATCTGTCCAAGTTTTTTGGCTGGATACTTCGTTGATTTTTTGCGCTTGCTCCTCTGTGATGTACGGCTCACAGTAGTTTTTTACTCCATACATTTCGCCGCGATAAGCCGGACTGGACATAATCTTAACCAACCTTGTTCTGGTTCTTACAAAATCAGGGTATTTACTCAAAATATAGTCGGCGGTTCCTGCTTTTGAGAAGGTCTGAAAGTAATGCTCAAACATATCCTCAATTATTCCTCGCGTCTTTTCGTCTTTTACAATCTTTTTTCCTTCTATGCGATAACCTACCGGCACTTTTCCGCCAATATATTCCTTGTTGTTCCGTTTAAATTCCATAACAGACCGTATTTTCTCGCTGTCCCTGTCTGCCTCCGCCTGCGCTACGGACAGCATAATATTTACTTTAAATATGCCCTGACTTGTCTCCGTCTCATAATCCTCCCAGATAGCCCGCCAAGGCACTTTACACGCGTCAAGGATATTTTGTACCTCATAATACCCTGCAACGGCTCTAAACCACCTGTCAAGGCGTGTAAAGAGTATTATATCAATCTCATGTTTCTTGCAATCCTCAAGTAATTGTAAAAGAGCAGGGCGTTTTGTGTATTTTTTGCGTGCAGATATGCCGGCATCGTTATAAATGCCAGCAACCGTATATCCTTGCTCCTCGCAATATTTTTCAAGCGCATCTATCTGCGAATCAACGGACAATCCACTGTTCTTCTGCTCTTGCGTGCTTACTCGCACGTACAAAGCGGCTCTTTTCATTTATTTCCCTTCCTGCCTTCGTACCTCCGGGGCGGGTGCTGCTAT